AAAAAAGAGCTTGTTATATTAAATTTGGTGAAGAAGAATTATTCTTGCTAAATCCTATAATTGTATCAAAAAGCCAAGAAGGATTTCTTTTCTTTGAAGGATGTTTATCGATTCCTTCAACTGTATCAAAACCAATTAGAACTATTCGTGCAACTAAAGTTGTTGTACAAACTGATAATTTAGGTGAATTAACATTTGAAATTAATCCAGATGGGGATAGAGCAAATGAGCAAATTTCTAAAGAAACAATGATGACTGTTATTGTTCAGCATGAAATTGACCATTTAGATGGGATTACTATCAGAGATAGGGTATATTCTACTACTGTTACTAAAAAGAGTAATTATGGTAGAAATGATAAGATTGTAATGAAATCTCCAACAGGTGATATGGAAGAGGTTAAATACAAACATGCAAACAAATATTTTTTACAAGGATACGAAATAGTATAATATGGAATTAATAATTATAATTTTAGTTGTATTTTTAGCAGCAGCTGGATACACTATATGGAATCTTCTAAACAAATTAGAAAGATTGGAAGATTTTATCAATTTACAAGAAGAAAGGGATATTCAATTATTATCAACTTTAAAAGATTTGGATACTAAACAAATGTTTGAAAAAGATGATGAGGTTGGAAGCGTATTTGATAAGATGAAAGAAATTATTGAAGCTTACAAAGAAATCTAATAATGCCAAGAAAACCAAGAAACAAACAGTATTTCACAAAAGATACCGAAGATGCTATCATAGAGTATAACCTTACTTCAGAGCAACATATTAAAGATAGAGTTTATAGAGATAGAATTAAACCTGCCTTTGATAAATTAGCAGAGATAGTTTATAACAAATGGAAATTTACATATTTCGATGATGACCCTAAAGATGTAATGAGTGAGGTTGTTACATTTATGATTGAAAAAATCCATATGTATAAAGCCGGTAAAGGTAAAGCATTCTCTTACTTTACTATTGTTGCAAGAAACTATTTGATTCTTACTAATAACGCAAACTATAAAAGATATAAAGAAACGGATATAATGTCCGCTATGCCATCTTCGTTTGATACTGAAAATAATTGGAAAGAAGAAAATCTCAATGATGAATATCGTACATTTAATACTAGAATGTTAGCATATTGGGATGAACACTTAGAAAACTATTTTCAAAAGAAAAGAGATATTCAGATTGCAGATGCAGTATTAGAATTATTTAGAAGAGCTGAATATATAGAATCATTCAATAAAAAATCCCTTTACTTATTAATAAGAGAAATGACAGGACATCCTACTCATTATATTACTAAAGTAGTTAATAAAATGAGAGAAAAGCAGATGGAGTTGTATAATCAATTTATGGATGAAGGAGATATACGAATATAACTTTATAATATAAGAATATTTATTCTAAACAAGTGTTTATGAAAAAACCATTAGTTAAATTGGAATCTATTAATTGTTGGGCAGGTGAATTAGGATTAATGCCATCGGATGATAGTAATTTGCCAATTATGGAAGAATCTAAAGCTTGGGAAAATATCTCACCAGAATTCTTCCAACAACTATCAGCAGAAGATAAAGAAGCAATAAATAAACTAATTAATAAAGATATAGAATAATGAGTTCAGAATTTCAATTATTTGATGGTAAAAACTTATCATCATTATTTAAAGATATTTACGATAATCAACAAGTAAAAAAGAAGAACATTTCAGAAATGATTGAATCACTTCGTAAGTTGATTAAAAATGTAGGAGAAGCAACTGTACTTGCTCCTATAATCAGAGATTTAATTGATTCATCTATTAAAAACGATGACCACTTAATTAAACTAGCAACAATTGCTCAGAGATTAGCACAAGCGGAAGCAAAGGGAATTGGAGAAGATGGTTGGTTAAGTGAGCATGAAAAAGCACAACTATTGACCGATTTAGAAGATACGGTCAATGAATTTGAAAAGAAAGCAGATGAAAAATTGGTTGACTTGCAAATTGAAATAGAAGAAATTAAAACTAAGATATAAATGATTGAGGAAACATTTCTAGCGGTAGTAACCAAAGTATATCTTAAATCAGATAAGAAATTAGATAAAGAAAATGATTTTATAAAAAAATATAATGATAATTCTAATTTTGATGATAATGATATTCGTTTTTTAGGTGCAGTAGAATTTAAAAGAGAATCTACTATTTCAAAAGAAGCATATGCGTTTCCATTTGATAAAAACAATTTAACTTATCCGATATTAGGTGAAACAGTTTTAATTTTAAATATTGGTAAAGATTACTATTGGTTACCATATTCAATTACCCAGTATCCCAATTATAGAGAAGATTATAAAATATCAGAAGTTTCAAAAGAAAAGGAAGTAGCAAAATCTAAAGATAGTTCTAGCAATAAAGCTTATGGAGAAACTAAAAAAACAGGAACACCAAATCAACCTGCTACTCAAACCGAATCTGAAAAAAAACCATACGAAGTAAAAGAAAAGATTAAGTTTTTAAATCCAAAAGAAGGAGATACTATTTTACAGGGTAGAGTTGGTAACACTATTCGTTTTAGTGAGTTTTTTTTAACAGAGGATGGTAAAACATCTTCACCTGGCATTTATCTACGAAATAAACAAAACCCTGAATTAGATTCTAAGAAGATTGGTGAATTGGTTGATGAAGATATCAACAAAGATGGTACATCCATTTATATGGTATCTAATAAAGTAAAAGTTCCATTCTTAGAAACGATTAAAAAGGAAAAGAAAGCATTTACCGAATATCCATCATCATCTGATTTAAAAGGTGACCAATTATTTGTAAATTCCGATAGAATAGTTTTATCAGCAAAGGCAAACGAATTTATTATATTTGGTAAAAAGAATACCGGTATTATAACCGATGGTAGATTCACAGTTGATTCTGCAAAAGATATTTACCTACATACGGATAAAACTATAACACTACATTCTAAAGGAAACAATAAGATATTCCTTAATTCAGATAGTGGTGGTAAAATTTATTTAGGTAAAGATACTGGCGAAGGTGCCGCAGGTGCAGATGTACAAAAAATGGTATTGGGTGGTGAATTGGTAAAAATATTACAAGATTTAATATCTGCTATAAATAAACAAATATATGCAACACCAGTAGGACCTACACCAGCTGGACCTGTTAATAGAGCAGAATTTGAAGCAATTAAGGGTAGATTAAACACAATTCTTTCAGCAAGAAATTATTTAAGTAAGTCATAATGTCTTGGACTATATTCAAAGTTAATGTTTTAAAATCAATGATTACAGGTCAATTTTCAAAAGACCCGGATTCATTTGCTGAATTTTATGCAAATGAATATGATAAATGTATTAAAAGAGGTGGTGATATGATTTATGGAGTTCCTATTATAAATGGAAATGTTAAGGGTATGGCTGATGTTATCAAACGAGCATTAAAAAAAGGAACTGATTCGGATGGTGAGAATTTCAATATTTTACAAGAAATATATCCATCGGCATTCGATGCATATTGGTTGGGAGCAGAAATGGCACCAATACCAAATCCATTGTTAAAACCATTGGGGTGGCAAATGACACCACCTGCGCCGGGAACAATTATGAACTTAGGACCTAGTCCTATATCATTAGCCATCTCAGCAGCAAAACATAAAGCTGAAGTAGAAGCTCTTAAAGCATTAGAAGATGCACTTAAAAGTAAAACAATAGAGATTCCATTACCTGCTCCTGCTCCATCTTTAACTGTAAATGTTTACGAAACTATCCAAAAGATTCAAAACAAAGAAGAACTAGCGCCGGAAATTAAAAACCATCCAGCTATTTTAGCAGGAAAAGAGATAGTTGCAAAGTTAAAAGAAGCTAAAAAGAAAAAACCATCAATTGGTTCTCAATTTAAACCATCTATTAAATTTCCATTTCCTGAATTACCTAAAAGGAAAGAATTAATAGAGCAAGCTAGAAAAAAAGCATTAGAAGAAGCGGTTAAGATAATTACAGAACAATTAATTAAACCGATTGAAGAAACTATATTACAACCAATATACGCAGTAATTCAAACTGCAGTAGCTTTATCTGAATCAATTCCAAATCCAAAACCTACTCAAAAAGAAGTTAAAGAATTTGTAAAAGATACAATAAATGGTGCCATACCTAAGATAGATTTACCAGGTATATCGATACCGAAAATACCAACAAAAGAAGAAATTAAAAAAGAAGTAGAAAGTAAAATACCAACAAAGGAAGAAATAGAAGCTATGGCATATGATGCTATAAATGGATTAATACCTAATATTCCAAATATATGGTTTATACCACCAACATTGGTATTCTCAGAACCTACCAATATAATGATAGGTCCATTTGTAAATGTAGCAAAACTACATCTATTAGGAACGAGTGGAACAATGTCAATAATGGCACAATACCCACCACCCGCTCCACCTGCTCCAGCAATATTACAATGGAGTTCATATAGTATAATTGGGTAAATTTTAAGTTTCAATATTTATTAACAAACAGAACAATAATTTTTATGAAATCAGAAATTTTAGTAACTTTAATTAAGGAAGTTGTAAAAAATGAAGTTAAGAATCAAGTTAAAGAAGAACTTGCTAAACTTATCAAATCTGGTGTGGTTACATTGAACTCACAAAAGAAAACTTCTACACCATCATTAAGAGAATTAACAGAAGTTCCAACAACACAGGTTAGAAAGCAACAACCTGTACAACAAGTTCAACAAAGAAAAGCACCTCAAAGGGAATTTACAAAAGACCCTATGATAAACGAAATTCTAAATGCAACTCAACCATTTACAGCCGCTCATAGAGCAGAAGGTTCAATGAATGGCGTTGGAGGTGGTAGTATATTAGATGCAATTCAACCTCAAAGAACAATGGAGGAAGATTGGGAAACAATGAATTATTCAACCGATATGATGCCTGACCATCAAATACCTATGAGTGATAATGCTGGGTTAGATGCATTAACAAAGGCATTGACAAGAGATTATTCGGAATTAGTTAAAAGATTTTAATAATGGCAATAGAGCTTGGTAAAGTTAATGTAGTAGATTTAACGGAAAATGATTATAAGATACTTGGAATTGGTATCAATAAAACATCCGATAGTGGAGGCGCATTTGCTGTTAACTATACTACATTAAACCAAGCTAAAGATAGTTTAGTTAATCTAATTTTAACAAGAAAAGGTGAAAGACTAATGCAGCCTGAATTTGGATGTGATATTTGGAGGATTCTTTTTGAACCAATAATAGAAGGACAAATTGAACAAAAAATAGAAGCATCTATATTAGATGCAGTTGAAATGTGGTTGCCGTATTTGAATATAGATGAAATAATATTTGATTATGATGAGAATGATATAGATAATAACACTGTATCGTTGGATTTAAAGTTTTCATTAAAATCAAATAGAAACTTAGGAGAATCAGTAACGATAAATGTAAATAATTAAAAATGGCCATTAAACCTTTAAATAAAAGTTGGGGTAGTGATACAAAGAACTTAAATTATGTTGGAAAGGATTTTTCAACTTTAAAGCAGAATCTTGTAGATTTTACTAAGACATATTTCCCAGATACATATTCAGATTTCAATGAAGCTTCGCCTGGTATGGTGTTCATAGAACAGGCCGCAGCAATTGGAGATGTGTTATCGTTTTACCAAGATACGCAATTAAAAGAATCAATGTTAGCGTATGCTAGTGAAAGGAAAAATGTTGTATCGTTGGCACAATCCATGGGGTATAAGCCAAAAGTAACTTCTCCTGCTGTAACTACTATGACTGTATATCAGTTAGTTCCATCAATTGGAACTGGTGTAAACAATACGCCGGATAGTTCATATTATCTTAAAATAAAAGATGGTATGGAAATCACATCTACTACAAATTCTAGCATAACATTTAGAACTGTTGATTCTATTGATTTTGAAAACGAAACCGATAGAGAAATTGATGTATATGAAAGAAACACATCAACGGGAGAACCAACCCTTTATTTGATAACTAAAAAAGTAAAAGCTATTTCCGCAACACAAAAGGAAACAACTGCAACGCTTTCGGATTCTACTGATTATCCAAGTGTAACAATTAGTGATACAAATATAATTCAGATTACATCATTAATGGAAGGTTCTAACAAATATTATGAAGTTCCTTATTTGGCACAAGAAAGTATATTTGTTGAAAAACCAAATACTGAATCAAATAGTGAATTATCATCATATTCATCGACTGTTCCATATATCTTAGAAGTACAAAAAGTACCTCGTAGATTTTCAGTAAAAGTTAATTCAGATAACACTATTGATATACAATTTGGAGCAGGTAAATCTATTACAGGAGATGAAACATTATTACCAAATACAAAAAATGTAGGGTTAGGATTAGCTAATTCGGTAACTAGATTAAATCAAGGAATAGACCCATCTAACTTTTTAAAGACAAACACATTAGGAGTAGCGCCTGCAAATAAAACATTAACTATTAAATATTTAGTTGGAGGTGGGGTAGAATCGAATGTTAATCAAGGAGATTTAACCACAATTCGTAGAGTAGAATTTGAAGAAGATTTATTATCAGTAGCTGATTTAAATCTTTATTCTACTATGAAACAATCGGTAGCAGTTGAAAATTTAGAAGCAGCTGTTGGAGGAAGAGGAGCTGAATCAATTGAAGAAATTAGACAAAACGCTTTAGCAAACTTTGGTTCTCAAAATAGAGCAGTAACTAAACAAGATTATGTTGTTAGAGCAATGAGTATGCCAGAAAGATATGGTAGTGTTGCTAAAGTATATGTTTCCCAAGATGGTGAAATAGATAATAATTCACCTTCATCTATTCTTGCTAATCCAAATACATTGGCTGAGTTTACAAACTTAGTAGATAGTTTAAAAAATAGTAGTAAGGTTGATATACAAAAAGAATTAGTTAAGTTTTTAGC